TATCAATCAAATCATTAGGATAGAAACCCTGTGTTACAAAATGGCGTTTTAATCTAAGTGGTTGTTTGCCTCCTAAATCCAATTTAGAAGCAAAATCATAATGACCACCAGTAATATCAACAGCACCTAGAAAATCAAAATCAGCAATAGCATCAAAATCTGCTACACCATCTAATTCATCTAAAGAACCTAAAACAAGTCCATTGACATCATCACTAAAGAAACAATCTACTTTTTCGCCAGCAAAAGGTGGAGAATCTGTATCTTCTCTATCTGACAAAACAAGTAATTTGGGTAATGGGTCAGGTGTTGTTACAACAACAGAAGTCTCTCCACTACTTAAACGTCCTCCATCATCTCGAAATTTTAAAATATATTCTCCATCTAAAGCTGGTACTAAAGTTTCAGAAACCATACCGGGTAAGGCGGGAATAATATCAACCGAGTTTGTAAAAGTTCCAGAACCGTCCGTAAGATTGCTGTGACGCACAACAACATTTCCACCGTGAGTTACGTCAATATCTGTGGCTTTGTCGAAACGCAGCCTAATAAACTGATCTGAAACAGGCTCTACAAGAAGTCCTGTTACGTCTTGTGGTAATGCAGTTTTACCCACAGCTTCAAAAGTTAAATCAGTAGATGTTGCAGAAAGTTGTGCTTGTACGTTATAGCTGAAAATTTGTATTTCATAAGTACCTTTTTGGCTATTGATTATTTCAAAGTCTGGCCTTGATACCCTTTCTGTAACATAGTTTCCATTTTCAAAACGATAATTTACCTGATATTCAATAACCCCTACGATCGGTTGCCAACTGATAATAATTTTTGAAACTGCTTGATTATTGATTGGTACTATCTTTTCAATAGCAACAAGCCCGCTAGGTGGATTAGTTAATTGATTAAGGATAGAAACATTTCGTGCGGGTAATGCCGTGCCATCTTCAATAAAATCATATTTACCGGGGACGTACGACAAAGCGGTAATTGCATAGTTTATGCCGTCTTGCTCTTCAATAGTTATGACTCTAAATTTTTGAGATTCTACCGTTACGTTTGAGATAACCCAGATTGTATTTACATTCGGTGTCTGAGAAAAAGCAGAACTTACAGTAACCGTACCGTCTGAAACACTAGAAATTGTTCTACTTTCAACTGTTCCATCAGGCAGAATAATAGACAACGTAGCGTCCCCAACTGGATTACCCGAGGCATCTACGGCAAAATCAGTAGCCTCAGTATCATCTACGGTAACAACTGTTGTCGAAGTAACTGTTTTTAATCTACCGCCACGCCTTAGCCCGGCCCTAACTGGGTCATTGATTTCAATAATAGAACCCGGTCTTACGATCACGCCCCCATCAATCGAGGTGGAAAAACTTACAATTTCACTCTCATTCTGTTCAGCAAAAAGAATAGCCCTTCCAAGACG